AATGCTTTAAATGTAGGTGATGTTGGATATGTGCCACTCATTAAATCAATGCTTCCTTCCCTTGACTGTTCAGTGCATCATTTATCACATTAACAATAACACTTCTACGTTTAACTAATAAATCATCAAATCCTTCTGTATCATTAGCATATACATTTAAATTGACTGTAGTCGCACCCATTCCACCTAGTTTATTATTAGGTACTATTGTTCCTGATTGGTCAGGAATAAAAAGTTCAGGACCTGCCTCACCAATTATTGAAGGTCTACCCATTGGAGGTCTACCGCCTTTTTCAAATCCTTTTATTTTATTAACAAAACCCATACCTACACCAATAACACCTGCGGCGGCGGCAATATTAAATGGAAACGGAACAGAACTTAAAGCCTTTGCACCTGCTTGATAAGTACTCATTAATGCTTTCCCTATTGCATCCATTTTAAAAATTGTTTTTGCTTTAGTGATAGCGGCAGTCACTGCCTCACCTATTAATGCTTCTACTATTGCTCTTTTAACTGCATCTGAAAAACCTTTCATATCAAGTTTTCCTGTAATGACAAAATCTGCCATTGTTTTCTTTAAAGAGCTAAATGCGGTTTCACCTGCTTTTTGAAAAGCATTGAATTGGCTTTTGTTCATAGCATCTTCAAAACCTTGTTTAAATTCACCCAATTTTTCAGTTAAAAAACCAACTTCTTGACTTGTTTCTTCAAACCCAATCAATATTTCTCTAAATGGTATATTATTTAATGAATTATTTACTTCATCTATAAGATAACCAATATTTTCAAATTCTAATGATGTTGGGTCTAAAGTTTCTTTAAGTGCATTTAATTCATTTTTAAGAATTTTAGCTTCATTTTGTAAAATATTAAATTTAGGGTCTTTTACATCAGCTAATGAATCTAATTCTGTTGATAATAAATCCACTTCCGCTGATAAATCTTCTAAAGATTTTGGTTTTTGAAATGCTTCAAAAAAATCATCTAATTTTCCTGTTGTCTCAGCTATAACAAAACCTGCGGCGGCAAGTAATCCAATGAGATTTTTCATGGCAGTTCTATTGAATGTAAGCATAGCAACTGAGGCTCTACCAATACCAACCGCAAGTGCTAAAAATGCTTTTGATAAGCCAAATACTGCCACTGCCATACCTAGTCTTTTAAAATTTTCAAAATTTTCAGTGACAAATCTTACACCATCAGCGAGTGTTGTTATTGCACCTGCTAAACTCTTGCCTACTGCTTCTGCTAAAACTTCTATCTGTTTTTCATTCTCAGCAAAAAAAGTATCTAGTGCTTTAAACTCACCTTTTAATTCATCAAAAAACTCTTGTGATACTCTTTTTTGAAATCCAAAATATTTATCCCCTATCATTGATAGAGTTCCTTCAAGGGTGGTTGCTAAATCTGTAGTTGCTTTAGCAAACTGTCCATCACCTGCAAATAATTCTTCAAACCTTGCTACTGTTTCTTCTGCGGTGACTTTTGCACCATTTTGAAATCCTAATAAGGCTCTAACACCTCTTTCTCTAAATAAATCTGCCGCACCAATACCACCTGAAAAGGCTCTTTGAATTTGTGATGATGTGGTTTCAAAGTCTAATCCTGTGACTGCCGCTACATTACCAGTAATTTCTAAAACTCTTGTAAGGTCTTTAGAATCTTTAGCTACAACTGCTAAATTACCTGATGCTCTTGATATTTGTTCTAGGGAAAATGGAACTCTACCTGCAAATTTAGTTAAATTATCAAAAGCAATTTGACCTTCTTCTACTGAACCAAATAAAAACTTAAAACGAACTTGGAGGCTTTCTACTTCTTTTCCAACATCTACAAAAGATTTAACAACTGCACCTACACCAATGCCTACTAAAGCATTTTTAAGGTTTATTACTGATGCTTTTGTTTGATTTAGATTTCCTTGAACTTGTTTTAATGCTTGTTGGGATTTATCCTTTGCAATAATGTCAATATTAAGTTTTTTTGTCATTATCTTCTTTTACCTTGCATCTTCGCTTTGTTCAATGCTTTTTGTTCTTCTTCGTGTTTGAGATTATAATAAGCTACCCACATAGAAAATTCTTCTACAGGCATTTGTAAAATCTCGCCAATAGTTTTATGTAGCTTTTCTGCTAAGAAAAAATGAAATCTGAAATTTGAATCAGAATTTAGTTTTTTTTTACTTCTTTAGTATCTGATACAGTTCCGAGAATTTGACTTGCAACTCTGCCAATAATGTCTGGGTCAACAAACTTTTTCATTCTAATCTTACTTTCTAAATCAAACATTAACTCACCATCTTTTGTTTGTGCCTTTTTTACAATGACATCAATTAAGACAGTTAAGTCGTTATCATTAGAGCCTTTAAAGATTTCTGATTTTTCTAAAAGTGTAAATGGTTTAACATAAATGGCATCTTCGCCTGTTAATCCCCATTCTTCTACTTCAATAATTTTAATCTCTTGGTGCTTAAAATGATTTATAGCACCCTCAAGATAATCTTTCTTGGGCATATAGATTAGACTGTTGTATGTGTGACGCCACCAGTAAATTGAACATTAAATGTTCTACTGATTACACCATCCATTGTCACTGCTACTGATGCACCTGTCACTAAAGCAGTTCCAGTATAATAAGCATCACCGCTATCTGCACCTTCAGGGTAAAGATTTAATGTGACAGAAGCACCAACATCAAGGCTTTCTTGACCTGATGAATCTGTTTCATCCCAATGGCATTCAATAGTACCAGTGGCATCTTTTCTTAGTGCGATATAGCTTTTTGCAGTATCAGTTAATGATGTATCTTCAACAGTATCGTTAGTTTCGTCAATATTGAAACCAGTCACTTCTGCGACTGCGTCTGCTCCAACTTTAACTACTCCGCTTGTTCCGACGTGTGTTGCCATTCGTTATCTCCTTCGTTATTTGTTTCTACCTTTTTTTTAGATTTGGTAGGTTTTTTTTCTGCTTCTAGTTTATAACCATTAGCAAGAAACTTGTCTATATTATTATCCCATACTTCTATGGAATTGCCATCTTTGTATAGCTTTACTCTTTTAGCCATTATGCTGTACCTCGTACAAATTCATAAAATACTCTTACCACAATTCTTATTCCACCCAAAGGATATAATGTGCCTTCATCTGAACTAACTTCTACTATTTGGCTATTAAGAGAATTACCACCTCTAGTTCTATCTACATCAAGTGTTTCTTCTATAACCTCTATAAGCTGATTGCGTTTAGTATCTAAGTTAGTGTCTGTGCCTTTAACATACCCCACTAAAACATAATCTATTGTACCACTTCTTTTTCCTGCCGCAGTATCACCAAGAGTATAATCTTCTCGTACCTCGTCACCTGTAGAAATATAAATAGCAGGAAATTGAGGGTCAGCTAATTGTTCAGGTTCAAAAGGTTCTCTAGTAATTTTTTTTAATTCAATAGGCGAACTTACTGCATCTAATACAGTAATAATATTTGCCGCTATATCTTCTCTAATACTCATAATCTCAGTTCTCTTTCTAACACATTAAAGAATATCTTTTCAATATTTGTTTCTTCTTTTTTGCTTATACTAAAAAAAGGTCGGATAACTTTACTTTTACCAACACCTGCAACATCATGAAAAAATGCTTTTTTATTAGCTGATGCTTGTCTAAAAAATAATTGACCTTTACTTGGGGTGACTTTACTTGTTAATGAACTAAACATTTGACCAGTGTCAGTTAAATCAACAACACCAGATTCTTTAACTAATCTTCTTTTATATTTAGGTGAATAAGGCTTAAACGCTCTACCTCTAAAGTCTACGCCTTTGCTTTGGGTACGTTGTTTAATAGCCGAAATTTCAAAAGCAGTTGCGTTAGCTAATGCTCTTTTAATTGCTCTTTGTACTTGTTTAGAAACTTTTTGAACTGATTTACTTACTTGAACAGAATTGTCCTTGATGCGAACATTCGCAACCATTAACGAACTAATCTTAATGTATGTATGGGTTCTTTTTCACTAGCGGTGACTGTATCATCACCATCTTCATCATATTCAACGCCATCTCTTAATACTGCATTAAATTCTTCTGAATATT